TTATTCAACTTTAACATATCCGTTTTCAATGCACCAACACAACATATCGTAGGCTGCATCAATGAGTTCTTTACTCTCTGTAATCTTTATCATAGATCTAGAATAAGGCTCCATATACAAGCACGTATAGCTATCTGCAAGTTTCTGGATGGTCAGCACTTCTTTGCCAATAAAGTAAGGCAGCTTATCGAGAATATCCTGCAAGGTGTAGGTATGGTATAATCCAAGTTCTTGTAAATGCTTCATTTGCTCAAATGACAATACCTGTTTCATTTTTTATTAGTTTTGAGCTTTTCAGACTACATCATTAATACTAATTTCTCCTTTCAATACTCGTTCTACCTGTCTGTCGATTATCTCTTGAAACTCTATCTGGCAGATAAGCGAGCAATCCGGTATAATCTCTTCTACTGGGTCGCCCCGCCACGTTGGTAGTTCATCCAAGAAGATGCGCCCGTCTTTATCTTTCAAGCAGGTAGCTCCAACATCACGCTCAATCTGCGCCATTTGAGCAAATACTTCCGGGAAGTCCTTCCGTATCTTGTTCCAGTATCCCATTCCCCCTTTCACGCAACCGATGCAGTTGTTGTTATTGTAGCCCATCTTGTACATGGCCGGAATTTCAATACCAGCTTTCCAAAGCATTCCCATCGCATCCGGCTTCGTAATCTGTTTTTCAATTAGCGGAAACAGTGGCTTTGTGTTTGGGTACTGCTGTTTTAATCGGATGGCTCGGTTTATCTCTTTAGGGTCGTAATCAAAGCCCCAAACTTGACCGTCCCAAGAACCAAGTTCCTTCTCTAGCTTGTAACGGACTTGTTTCTTTAGTTCTAATGTGCAAGTTGCACCAGTAGGACCATTGATGTACCGTTTTTTAATCAGTACATCTTTTACGTTGAAAAACTTATCGCTGCGAATGGTATGAATTGGCTGCCCGTACCATCTCTCGCAATCTGAGATAAATCGGACATTATCTGGATGCCCGGAACCTGTTTCGATGTAGTAAATTTGCACATCATCATACAGACTTAGTGCTATCTTACAAGCTACTGCGGATGTTACACCGCAACTAAACCAAGCTATTATCATTTTATTCCTTTCTATATAAATATGAATATAGTAAATTTCTACTAATGCCAAGTTGTTTTGCAATGTCTGTTTTGCACATACCTTCTTTTAGCATGTTATGCTTCCTTTAGGACGGCCAAGGACTACGCCTTCCATTCTCTTTCTGGCTAATGCTTCTTTAGTCCGCTGGCTAATCATGTCACGTTCTATTTCAGCAGCAATTCCGAAAGCAAAAGCAAGAACCTTACTCTGTATGTTGTCTCCAAGTTCGTATCCATCTTTTACCGTATAGACCTTAACCTCATGAAGCATACAGAACTCCAATATTCGCATAATCATGAATAATTTTCTACCAAGACGGGAAAGCTCGGATGTGATTATAACATCACCCTTTTGCAATTTCTTCATAAGCTTGCCCAATAACCGTTTTTCAGGCTCCTTCGTCCCAGATATGCCATCATCAATAATCCAATCATCAACCGATAATCCCAAGGATTCCGCTTTTTTACAGACTCCTAACTTCTGATTAGCAGAGTCCTGATCATCTGTACTAACTCTTAAATATCCGTATATCATAATACTGATTCTATTAATTGCATGGCTTTCAAACCATAATGTTTAATAATTATTTCCTTCATAGACATGAACTCCCATTCTTCAGGATACATATTACGCAATCTTTTGTCTAGCGCAATTATATCAATAACCAATCTATTCTCAATAGCTGATAACAGTGCATCATGTAAGTCAATTATCGGGACATTAGGTAATAGCCGTTGAAATTCGTTACGGAATTTTGCCCACTCGCCTATTTTAAAATGACTTATATTTTTCATGATTAATTAAATTACACCAAGTATTATCATTCTCCCAAAACCATTGATATCCACCGGCATGTTTACGCTTACCGGAACAACAACTAATTATATTTCGTCCGCATATTCCTGCTTTTCTGCCAGCCTCGCTTGCAGAAGGATAAATACCAACGAGTTCATCATCTTTTATTGCAACAACAGGCTTTGCATTCCATCCGGATATTCGATAGTTTCGCACAAGATTTTTCACTCCTATTCGTTTTATCCTTTTAGCTTTACGCATATCCATGTAATCAGCCCACTTTTTCCCTTTGTTATGAGGAGTGTGGCCCTTCAAGAACCTGCCGTTTACCAAATTTCTCTCTGGGCGCTCAGGCGGTATATATAATTCACTCATTTCTATTCCGTAAACAGAAGAGTATTCAATGCCATTATCAGCACAGATTTGCTTCGCCTCGTCCGCACATGATTCTAAGAAGTCATGAAGTATGGTAGTAGAATCATTATTATATGCTATCAATACCTTATCCATATTTATTTTTTAGAACGATTTAATTGATAGATATAATATTCATTAAGTTTTTGCTCAAAAGATTTACCTATGGGTGTTTGTTGTCTCAACTCAACAAGGATGTCAGCCCAAGTGAATGTTGTGCCTGTAGAGACTTCACTAAAAGCTTCTCTATCGTTATCCTCTGGATGACGGAGAAGCCATTGTTCAAGGACGCAATCAAATTTTGTGCTCCACTGAGAACGAACTCTGTCAATGATGGAGATGACGGATTCAAAATCATCATTACTCCTGTCCAAATAGAAGAAATTCTCCTCGTTCATCATTTCAATGATGGAATCCAAAGGAATATCAGTCCTTAACTGGTTAGCCGACATTATCACAATATAAAGCAAGGACGTCTTTTTACGGATCTCCTTCAACAAGTCAATGCCCTTTTTGTGGTGACCGCTGAAATTCCAGTCAATGAATACTAGCATTTTGCTATTCAAATTCTCCAAAACGAATTCCAGTCCTTTATCTGGATTTTGGAAAACATGGTTACAATCGGCATCTTTGTAATGCTTTCTTATATTCTGAACAAACGGCTCTTTCTCCGACATGTTGTCGTCAATAAAAACTATTTTAAAATCCATAATTGTTTACTTTTTAAAAGGTATTGTTATTTTTATTGTCGTCCCTATCTCGCCAAATTCACTGTCAACGACGGCTACAGAGCCTCCAAGAGACTGAACACGAGTTTTTACAATATACAATCCAACGCCAGCACCTCCTTGCAACTCGGTTGTTGTATAGTACAAAGCAAAGATTTGTTCATTGTCTTCTTGGGGAATACCTATGCCTGTGTCTGAAACAAGGATCTCCAATATTCCGTTATGAGCCATTTGCCGACACCGGCAAATGGCAGATTATTATTTTCTCCAAAAACTGTCTCCGGAGATTGACCGGGCCGTATCATCCGCAGTAAGCCGGATATACCGGAAGAAGTTCTGCTCAGACCTGTGCCCTGTCAGTCTCATGATCTCCAATGTCTTCATCCGTCCTGTAAGGTACATGTTCGTGGCCGCGCTTCTTCTTGCCGTATGGCTGCTGACCAGTTCCCATTTCTCCCGGGTCTCCGTGACCAGCCTTCCTCCCTTCGTGTAGGAGAAAGTGATCCTGTCGGTAAGCCCTATCTCCCTCATGATGACCTTCAGATACTTGTTGAAATACTGTATGCACAGTCCTCCGGGTATGTTTCCGTCATATTTCTCGAATATCTCCCTTACATAATCATGAGCCGGGACCTTGACGTCCACATTGGTCTTCTTTGTCCTTTTTATGATGTATCCATCTCTCAAATTGTCTTTTGTCAATGTCGAATAATCGGAATATCTCAGAGCGGTCAGACAGCCTATGACGAACAGGTCACGTATCCGCTCCCTGGCCTTTCTTCTGTCCTGCCTCTCAAACTTGTAATAGTAGATCCTTGCGATCTCGTTCATCGAGAGGAAAACGGCATTTACCGGCTCCTCACGCAAATCTGTTCCGTCATAGGTGGCGTCTACGGCGTAATTGTACTGCGATGCCTTTCTGACGAGCGACTGTATCTTCTGGACATAGCCCGCTATGGTGTTGTGACGCAGCCCCCGGCTCTCAAGATAGACAATGAAGTCGTCCAGAAACTCCTCCGTCACGGAATTGGTGAAGATGTCACAGTCGAATTCGGTGGAAAACCTGTCTATGTGCCGGAGGACCGCATCATAAACCGCGGCATAATGTCCGGACCTGCGTTTTCCCCTTCTCTCAAGCATATCCCTTGCAAAGTCCGTGAAGTACACCCCCTCAAGCGGCCTGTCCTGCCGGAAATGGTTGATATAGTCCCGCCTGGGTTTTCCGGACCGTGCGGGAACCGTCACCTGCAGTGCTGCTAGACACCTCCTGTTCCGCATCCGGCCAGCCTTGCAATGATCGGGCGGAACTTTTCCTTTCTCAGTCTCACATCATAATACGCGGTTGTCGCCCTGCATCTGGATATCTTCAGGAAGGAGGCTATCTCACGGAACAGATACCCTTCCTCATACGCCATATAGCAGAACAGCATCCTTGAATCGGATATGTTCCTGGATATCATCCGGGACAGAATCATCTCCTGCGAGACGCCCATCATTCCGGAGATCTCGTCCAGCATAAGCTGCATCGGTTTCTTTTTCTTGTTGTCTTTTCTCAGGTTCATAAGATTGTTTTTAAAAGGTTCTTAAATCTGTTTTAAAAGCACCGGCTCCTTATGCGGTGCCAGATGGTTCTTTTCCTGAAACTCTGCGGACGGAACGCCCTGTCACGCTTATGCCAGCCCTCCCGGCACCGGAGTCTTGATTCATCCAGCATATCCTCCATCGCGGATTTGAGACTTTCCAATTTTTCTTTCAGCAGGTACTCATTCATTCCGTCCTTTTCCATACATCGCGAGAGTTGGGGATTCGGGATCATAAGGCTCCACGGTGGTAAGGGTAACGGAGGATACGACCACACGTCCGCTCCCCTTGCAGGCGGGACAGGCAACGGTATGTACGGTGTCCGCCAGCTCGTCCAGGTTCTCAAGAAAGCCCCGGCCGCAGCATGTGCGGCACAGGACTACATGGGGATGGTCAAACTTCCTTCTTATCATCACCGGGAAATTCAGGTTTCACATCAGCAGTGTAGGGATAGACATCCATAATGGCGGTCTCGGACACCGAGCCGATGACATAGTCCGCCAGCGTGCCCTTCATCCCCTCGTCCAGCTTCTTTACGGCATCGCGAAGGTCGGAAGCCTGTACCAGTACGGTAGTGGGGGTCTTTTTCTCCGCTCCGCTTTTTTCGTCCAACGTGATAAAGAACAGCTTACACTTGAACCAGCGGTCGGCCGCATCTTCCTCAGATGGGAACAGTTCGCTGTAACCGGCGCGTTTGACGCCCGAGACGGTAAATTCACCGTTGATATACGGGTTCATTTCTTCAATAATACGGGCTTCCGCTTCCGTGAAGCTCAGCGCGTCGACCAGATAGGCTTCCGTTACTTTCCTGTTCATGCCGTTTTCCGCCACCTTCTCGTAGCGGATGGAACATTCAAACCAATTGTGCATCATAATTTACATCTTGTTAAATGAAGGTTCTATTCTTTTCCATTGATTGTTTCCGTCCTTTTCCTCGAAGTAGAAGCGGATCACCGTGCCTTCCACCACATTGCTCTCACGGAAGAGCTGCATGATTTCCGAATATTCGGGGTCGTTGAAGTCGTCCTCGAGCTCGTACAGGCGGGAGATGGACTTGTAGTCAAGATCCCCGGCCTCGTTGCGCTGGAGCAGCGACATGGCCAGCTTGTACATGGGGTTGCGCCCGTCATCGCCCTTCTTGCCGATCCATGCGTTCAGGTAGTCCACTAGGCGCTTCTCTGCCACGTCGGCCCTCTCGTCGAAGCCCTTGACCCGGTTCCCCTTGACGGAAACCTTGAAGGTGTCGTTCTTCACCTCGAACCCGAGCTGCTCGTCACGTTTCAGACCGCCGTACTCCTTCAGCTGGTCATAGTAGGCGGTGGCCTCCTTACGGAGCCATTCCTTGAACTCCTGACCGTCCTTGATATACTTGCGGAGCTTTCTCTCCACAGAGGCGAGGAATCTGGCACGCAGCTTCTGGTAGTTCTTCTTTCGGTCCCCGTCCTTTCTTTTCTTTTCGGCCTGCAGCTTGCTTAGCAGGGCCTCACGTTCCTTTTCAGATAAATTCTTGATATCCATATCTGTTCTTATTTATTAGTGAATAAATTCCTGAATAAATCAGGGTCGATTATCTCCTCGTTGCAGTCAACGTTCTGTTCTATGGCTGTCTGGCATTCCCAGCAGAGATGGTTCACGGTCATGTGGTTGTTGTATTCACAGAACACCTTCCCGCACAGCCCGCACCGGGCGAACATCGGCTGCACGGTGTCCGCGTCCTCCCGGCAGATGTCCAGCCCTTTGGCGTGGCAATCGGCACACATGTCAGCACATTCCTTTTCGAATTTCGTCTTTTCCATTGTCATCATTGTTATTGTTATTATCGTTTATCCATGCTACCAGAATCCATAACATGGCGTTCAGTGACCATGTTTTCGCCCAGAAGTCATCATTAACTATCATGCCCGTGAAAGCCGAGAGGGCGGATATCACATACACAAGGTGCTTTATTCTCATACCTCCTCCTTCCGTCTTATGGCCTTCAGCTGTTTCAGTGTGGCCTTCAGTTCCTCCAGGTTCTGGCTTGACACCGGCTTCCTGCATCCTCCGTGGCTCTTCAGGAAGGAGGTGATCTTCGCCTTGTTCATCTCAACCTCCACGGGATTGTCGCTGCGGTAGCTCCTGTTGAGAAAACCGATGTCCATCGACACGGCGTAAATGGCCTTGACCAGTGCCAGTTTCTCCCGTCTTTCCGGATCCTTTCTCCCGTCGGGATCGAGCAGCGTCCCGATCAGCCTTGCGGCCTCGCTTTTGCACAACTCCGCGGACGTCGTTGTCCGTCCGCCGCTGAACTGCCGGACAAGATGCCTGTATTCATCCTCGTCCAGTCCGAACTGCCGTCTGAGGCGGTGTATGCACCGCTTCTGGGCATTTGTCGCGGGTAATTCAATTGTCTTGTTCATTGCTATTGCTGTTAAATGGTTCGTCACTGTTCCTGAGCCAGCATCTCTCATAGCCCTCCTTCCAGACCACATAGAATCCTTTCGGACCGGGAACACCACGGCTCATGTACCGGGCGCAGAACCCGTTCACCTCTATGCGGGAGAAGCAGTCCCTCTTGACCCTGTAGGCCACCGTTCCCTGCACCTCCTTCCCCTCCACATGGGAGATGTATACGAATATCTTCTTCCTGTATTTCTTCCTGAGCTCGACCAGCTGTTTGGCGGTGACGTCCATCTCGCCTTCAAGACTCTGCAGGGAGTCGATGATGACCACGTCCGGGGATCTCTGTTTCCCGAGGAATTCGTCAAACTCATCAAAAGTGGGGACCTCGTCCCAGAACAGCATCCCGCTCCTTGACGAATTCATGAATCCGAGCAGGGAGTCCCTGAAATCGGACTCGACACCCATCTCAAGGGAAATGAACAGCACCTTGTAGCCGATACGGTCAAACTCCCTGGCCAGCTGGAAGGTGAAGGAGGTCTTTCCCTGTCCGGACTTGCCGTATACGATCCACGCCCCGGACTTCTGCCTCTTTCCAAAGGCATCCATGAAATCCTTGGAAAAGGGGATGTATTCGTATTTTTTGTTCAATATGTTGTCAAACGACAATGACCTGATCATAAGCCGGCTCCTCCGTTGCTGATTTCCTGTCTGATTACCACATTGTCTATCATTCCCGAAAGCTCGCGCAGGTCATCGGCGAACAATACCTGACGGGGATCGTCCTCACGCGGCTGCTTCTTGACCTTGGGAAGTTTCCCCCATATCTCTTCCGCCGTCTCCCTGTCCTGCACGCCGTTGGCCATACAGATGGCGATGACATCCTTTTTGGTAGCGCCCAGAAGGGTGATGTAATTGCGGCCGAAACGCCCGTCTATCTCGTCATACCCTTCGATACGTCCCACATACCGCCTGATATTGCGCTCCAGCGTTTCCGTGCCGGCCACCAGACACCCCATGCGCCCCAGCGTGTCATCATACAGGGGAATAAGCGTGCACATGGCCGAATGTGTGAGCTTGCCGGCATCATCTATCAGCAGGACAGGCTTATAGGAGGACAGGGAATTCATGTGCGCGATGCACAGGTCCAGCAGGCTGTCATTATCCATATAGCGCGTCACATTCTCTCCCATGGCCTGTGCCAGTTTGGTAAGGAACTTGCGGCTGCTCCATTTGCGGCACTTGATATATACAACCCCCTTGTCACCGCACAGATTGTACAGGTCAATCAGAGACTGGGTCTTTCCGCTTCCGCTGCGGCTGCTGATACATACCCATTTGCTCTTTCCCCTGGCAACCTCGAACGCCCGCTTCACCTGCCGGTAAGAGGTTACGGTATCAACCACATTGCGGGAATTCTCATAGAAATAAAGGCCTGTGGCGATCCTGACCGCCAGGTTGTCGTCATTCGCGCCGTACTTGCCGGAACGGAACTGGGACATCGCCGCATCGGACACGCCGCAGCGACGGGCCAGTTCTGAAGGTTTTGAACCACGTTCTATCAAATTCTCTATGTACTGTTTCAATGCTTCCTTATCCATAATTATGCTGTTTTTAAAGTGTTATTAAATCATCTTGAAAAATTCATGTCGGCGTCGTCCCATTCGTAATCGTCATCCACAAGAGGGGACGGAACCCTGAGAGGTCCGGGCGCAATCTCTTCAAAATCCACGTCCTCCACCGTCTGGCCGCGCGCCTCGTACTTGCGGTCCTTGTGCCGTCCCCGGCTGTCGGTGAGCAGGGCGCGGTCCAGCAGGCTGTTGCTCTTGAGAAGCGGGTTCCGCTCCTGCATGGCGGTTATCACCTCGTCCACCTGCTCCTGTCTGGCCACATACCGCCGCTCGAACTGCCGGTTGAACTCGTCCACCTTCCTGCGGTGCTCGAAATGTTCGGGTTTCTGGTCGATCAGGGCCATCGGTGTCTTCATGTCACGCTGCATGAGGAACTTCAGATCCCCCGTTTCCTTTGCCAGCCGGTGCCCTTTGGTGGATTCGGCATTGACGATGAGCACCTGCGACAGATCGTCGGGATCGTAGTGCACGGACCAGTCCTCGTGGAAATGGTTGCGCAGCTCCATGTCGAAACTCTCGTAATTGATCCTCTCCCCGAAGAGCTCGATCAGCAGGCCCTTGCCGGTGAGCCGGTTGGTGCGCCCCGTCGTGTCGCCCATAAGAAACAGGTATTCCTCGTCGCAGAACGGCATCCGGCGTTCCATGGGGGTGCGTTCCCATGCGGCCATGTACGCTTCCAGCTTCTTGGCCCGCTCCCTTTGCATGATGCCGTGTATCTGCGCCAGCACGCCCTCCTCGTCGGGGATCAGGTGGCGGTTCTTGTTCAGGATCTCTATATTGGGCTGGGAGCCGCGCCTGCTGTTGATGTTCACACCGCTCCAGTTCTTCTCCAGCTGGTAGTACGTCTTGTTCAGATAATTGAAGTACGGCTCGATGATCTTGGCCTTGGCGTTGTGGAGCGCGGCGGGAATGTAGTGCACCGTCATCGCCTCATAGAACGGAACCATTACCCCCTTCTGGTAGTTGTCACTCTGCAGCTGCAACGGCTTGTACCGTGCACCGAACAGTTCCCGGGCGTGCCTGATGGCGTTGCGCAGCGCCTCGCGTATCAGCGCCGGGCTCTCATGGTCGCCGACGGCGTATCCTATCGGGTACTTGCCGCAGGCGTCCAGCACCACCACGATGGTCTTGCGGTTGTGGTAGGTGGTCTTCTTGTAAGTCCTTGTCTCGCCGTCCACCTTTTTGTCCATCGGCTGCCTCTTCTGGTAGACCAGTTCCACGTCCCATCCGTCCAGTGTCCAGTAGGTCATGGCGGTCTTCGGAGCCTCACGCTTGTGCTGCATCTCAAGGGAGTTCCTCAGGACAGTGGTTCCGCGCTGGTGCCCCAGGGTGGTGGATTCCATCATCTTCCGGTACCTGTCCACCGTGACAGGGCTCTTGATTTCCGGTTTCCCCAATATGGAGGCTATCTTGTTGTACTGTTCCATTATCTGTGCGTTGTTCAAATTCATGTGCTGGGAAAGCAGCTTGTGCATGATCGCCTCGTCCTCCTCGTCCCGTATCAGGGCGGCGGACGTGTTGCCCTTGTTCTTATGCACCAAAGCGATGAAGCCTTCCGACTCATACTGGTCCACTTTACGTTTGAGCGTCTTTCCCGTCGAAGGAAGTTTGTGGGGATAGCGGGTGTTGCCTTTGCTGTCCCGCACCTTCAGCAGGTCGTTCACCATCTCACTCAGCCTGTCCCATACGTTGAAACGGGAGCCGCCACGTCCGAAACCGCATTCCGCATTGCTGTCACGCAGCCGGATGACTGCATCCAGGACACGTGCCTGGAGCGTGTAAAGCGTGACCTTCTCCGGTCTGAGCGGCTTTCCCGCACCGTCCCTGTAGGTGGTGAAGAAGGAGTAGGCGGCCTCGTTGTACCCTACCGCCCTCTCAAGCGGGCTGGTGGCGGCACGTTCGACATCCTCATGGGGATCACCGTAATATTTGATGTATAATTGCTGTATGTATACTTCCAGCGAGTCGAACTCCACCAGAGCAGGGCGTCTGAGGCTGGCACGCTCGGCAACAACAATCTGCTTTCTGTTCACCTTCGTGTTATATGTTCCTAACGGGAGGAAGCCCTTCTCGGAGCCCACCTTGCGTTTCGGATCATACATGATCAGCTCGTTGGCGTAGATACATACCTTGTCATTATAGATTACAGCCATATCAACCGTTTATTGTTTAACCTTGTGCGGTTTCCGGAGTCGGACCGGAAACGAGGGCCGCCTTCCGGCTCCCTGACCGCGTGTCCTATTTTTCCTCCCTGTAATACCTTTGTCCGATAAGGGAAAGACAGCATACGACTGCAAGGACCGAGGCGGCGAGGTTCTCGTTGAAGGTGGGGCGTAGGTTGTCCGCCAGTCTGAGCACTACCACAAGGCCGATGACAGCGGCCGCTATATGGATAATTCTGAATGTTTTCATTGCTTTCGGTTTTTAATTAAGGGCGCATCCGGATAAAGATAAAGTGTCGATTTTTAAAATTATTGCCGGATTGGACGCGCCCTTCAGGGGTTATTGTTATTATGATAAAATTGTTTTAATTTATCCTGTTCCGAAACGTGTTCTCGATCTTCACGAGACTGGGGTGGTGAATACACAAGGGTTTTGCAGGACGCGCTCCGTCCACTGTCGGCGTGATAGGGAAAGCCAGACGGGCGATTTCGGCTGAATATACATAAATACTGTTCTCGTCACGGGAACCTTCCTTGGAGGTTTCCGCTGCCAGCTTGTGCGCCAGCTCCTCTATCTGTATCGCAATCTTGTGCACTTCGTTAAATTGAATATCAAATTTCATGGTGTGTTAATTTTGAACTGGTTTATTTTTCGATTTCCTTGACCAGACGCTTCGCGCCGGCTATGTCCCATATCTTGTCGACCATTTCTGCGACTTTCATGTCGGTTGTCGGTCCTATCTTCACCATCACCGCCCCTTCGGCGTCCTGGTCCTTGGGAATGATGATCGGGCAGAGCATCCCGTATTCACGCCAGATCGTTATCACGATCCTCAGGTATTCAAGGTTGATACCCATCGTATAAGTAATCATCCCTGTTCCTCCCATTCTATCAGCAGTTGCCTGTACACCGGAACAGGTTCGGGATATATGATGCCTTTGTTCTTGTGGGAGATAGCCAGCTTCGTCAGTCTGTCGGCTATACGGCGGCTCATTGTGTTGCCGGAATACACCTTGCATACATGGGAGTAGGTGACTTTCATGTTGGTGGCGACCGTTTTCAGATCATTCCGGTTGAGATAACGGCACACAGCCTGTTTCCATTCGATGAAGTCAGGACGGAACTTGGGTGCGGGAAGCGTCGGACGCTGTGTCGGGCAGACGGAGTAAGCACCGGTACGACGGATGGAGGGGAGAACCTCGTTAGTTACCCATCTTTTGAATGCTTTAGCCGTCGGCAGCTTGGATCCGAAAATAAGGGCGTACATGCCGCTTTCATTGATTAAAATTGTTTCTTGAATAAATCCTTGATTATCAGGGACGCCCTGTTTTAGGGCGTCCTCATTATCAACGTGTTGCGAAATCGCGTTTCGTGTTTTGGTGTACCCTAGAGAAGCCGCCACATCTTTCCCCACAAACCAAGGAGCTCCATTGATAACCTTTACCCTTACATTAGCATCAATATCTTCTTTGAAGAAGATTTGCAGACCTGTTGTCTGCTGGTTGTTGTTCGGTGTTTCCATAATTCTTTATTTATCAACTGTTTCCGACTTGGTTATCTTACCACATACTTGCTTGTATGCTTCAAACACTTTATTAGCCTGTGGCCCTTTAATATTTCCGCGTAAAGCGTTGTACACCGTCTTTTCACTGCACCCTGCGACTTGCGCCACTTTCTTCTTCCATCCCCTAGGAGGAAGAATAGGCAATTCTACTTCTTTAATAATCGTTGTTTTCATATCTGATATTTGAAATATGTTTCGTACATTTGTGGCGTTACCTTTTTAGATAACGATGCAAATATATAGGATAATTATCACGATTGCAAATTTAGTCGTGAATATTTTCACAAATAATTTATTCACATGATACAGAGATTATCTCAGTTTATTAAAAATCAAGGAATTAGCGTAAGGTATTTTGAACAAAGCATTTCGGCTAGTGATGGTATGATTAGACGTGCTATTAATAATAATAGTGATATACAATGTAAATGGTTATCCATTATTGCGGAAAATTATCCGCAGTTAAATCTGATTTGGCTAATTACTGGTAAAGGTCCTATGTTGCATTCACAAGAAGAAGTACCAAGTACAATCGAGCATAAATCTTCCATTGAGTTGATCCCCTCCACTGATGACAATACCGTCACTGTGCCGATAGTGGAAATTTCTGTGGCGGCAGGTACAGCTGGATACTGTAATTCTGACTATATGGAGGTTGTAGATGGTATTAAAATGCCTGCGTCAATGTTACATCGCAATTCACAATATTATTGTATTAGAGTAAAAGGAGATAGTATGGCACCCACCATATTAGACAGTTCTTATGTGATAGTGCGCTTGTTGGAAAGATCTGAATGGGAAAATATTCGTGATCAGCATGTCTATGTAATCAGTGACCGTGAAGGACGTGCTTATCTCAAACGCTTAAAAAACCGGTTCCGTGAACACGGTTTTGTCACATGCATGAGCGACAATCCAGATAAAGCAAACTACGGCAACTTTAATATTTGGGAAGAGGAAATCAACTCCATATTATATGCCGAGTTTTATATCAGTGCCAAAATGCCGAACATTCATGAAACCTATTATAAAGAAGTAGGAGAACTTAGAGACGACATGGATGTATTAAAAGAACAGATGAAGCAAGTGATGAAAACTATCAAGACTATAAATTGA